TTATGCCTGTATCGTTATCTCCGTTCCGTTTTTGAATCGGAAGGTTATGCTGTTGTTGCTGTTTACCGTGGCTGTGTCCAAGAGGCCAATCCACAATCTCTCATCCCAGGCATTGAGGATAAGGGGCTGTTTTTCTATTGACCCTATGAATATCCGCAGTTCACGGTCACGCTGCATCCTGCTTTCTCTTTCTTCCGTTACCACCTTCAGTCGCGCCGTGGCTTTTTCGTATCGTTTGACAAGCCTGTTGTACTTCTTTGCGTAGTCATCCTGGGACTGCTCCGTGGTTGCGTTTTCCTTTATGCACTGGCTAACCAGTCCGGCAACCACCTGGATTTCTTCGTTCAGGCTATCGATTTCAGCATCCAAGGCAGGACAGTCATTCACCAACTCTCGCATAGTTTCGCAATCCCGCAGAAGCTGATCGCGGTTGGTCATCAGTTGGTTATAGGCGGCGAGGAACATCTGCTGAATGGTGTCCGTGTCCAGGGTCGGTGTTTCGCATTTTGCCTCACCCTTGAATTTGCTGTTGCATCTCCAAATGACCCTGCGGTATGCATCCGTGGAGTGCCAAACCTTCTGCCCGTAAAAGCCACCGCAGTCACCGCATATCAGTTTGCTGGCAAAAATGCTCGAACCGCTGTAGGAACGCCCCAAGCCCTGTCGGCGGGCAATCTCGTCCTGCACTGCATCGAAGTCCGTAGCGGTAACTATTGCCGGATGGCTACCTTCCACATAGTATTGGGGAACTTCGCCCTCGTTGACCTTCTGCTTTTTAGTGAGGAAATCAACCGTGAACTTTTTCTGTAATAAGGCATCCCCCTTGTATTTCTCATTCTGAAGGATGCTCATTACCGTACCCTGTGTCCATTTAGTCTTGCCGCCAGGTGTGGGAATGCCCAGGCTCATAAGGTGTTTACAGATGCCAGCAGCAGTTTTGCCCTCAAGGAACAGTCTGTAAATCATCCGAACAACCTCGGCTTCTTTTTCGTTGATGACTGGAACACCGCCCTCGCCACGGTCGTAGCCGAGAAAATGCTTAAAGGGCATCGTGACCTTTCCGTCAGCAAAGCGTTTCCGCTGACCCCAGGTGACGTTCTCGGAAATGCTCCGGCTTTCCTCCTGGGCAAGGCTCGACATGATGGTGATCAGCAACTCACCTTTACCGTCAAAGGTGTAGATATTTTCCTTCTCGAAGAAAACCTCCACGCCATGCTCTTTCAGCTTTCGGACAGTTGTGAGGCTGTCCACGGTGTTACGAGCAAATCGGCTGACCGATTTTGTAACGATGAGGTCGATTTTGCCTGCAAGGGCATCAGCGACCATTTCGTTGAATCCGTCACGGCGCTTGGTATTGCAGCCAGAAATGCCCTCATCCGTATATACCTTTACGAACTCCCAATCGTCACGCTTTTTGATGTAATTGGTGTAATAATCAATTTGTGCCTCATAGCTGGTGAACTGTTCATCGCTGTCAGTAGAAACACGAGCGTAGGCTGCAACGCGCCGCCTCTGTATAGAGGCAGTCGGCAATGCTGTGAATTTATCCCTTGTGGCAGGGATGACTGTTATCTGTCTTGCCATTATGCTTGGCTCCTTTCAGTGGCTTTTTGCCTTGCTTTTTCTCTCATTTCGGGGGTCCAGGACTCTGCCCTTGAGCGGTCTTTCCAAATGCGTGTCAGCGTTGTGCCGTCCGTTAGATGGAAGTGGAGGGTATTGTTATCGGCAGCGATTATGGTGGCAACAGCACCGATGCCGCCAGGGATTTCAGCAACTAAGGTATCCAGGGTGGTTTCTGGGATCTGCTTTGCAGAACAAAATGCCTTGCCCCTGGTGTTAAATGTAGCGCATATCCAAACTATCTGCGTTTTGGTGGTCTTTCTGCGGTAGGACTTACCACAGTTGGCGCAGACTATCTTTCCGCTATAGGGGTAGCGATTGATAGTAGAAGTCTTGGGCGCGTACTGCTTGGAACGGCGCTCAATCTCCGTTTGAACTGCCATAAAGGAGTCCATATCGATGATGGCTTCGTGGGTCCCTTCTGCATGGTATTTGGGTAGTTGACCCTCATTGATGATGGTCTTTTTGGTGATGTGGTTCTCACGGAAGGTTTTCTGCAGGATGAGGTTTCCTGTGTAATTGTAGTTCCGCAGCATCTTCTGTAGCGTGTTCGGATGCCACCGTTCACCTCGACGGGTCTTTATACCATCAGCATCCAGGCGCTTGGCAATCAAGGAAACTCCGGCGCCACCAAGGTATTCTGCAAAAATCCGCTGTACGACTGTTGCCTCCTCCGGCACAATTTCATATTTGCCTTTGATTAGGCGGTATCCAAAGATGACCCCGTTCCAAGGCAGTCCTTCTTCGAAGTTCTTTTTGATGCGCCACTTTTGATTTTCACTTGCGGATCGGCTTTCCTCCTGTGCGTAGGATGCAAGGATGGTCAGCATCAATTCGCCATCGGCGCTCATTGTGTGAATGTTCTGCTCCTCAAAATAAATGTCCACCCCCAACGCTTTCAGCATACGGACGGTCTCAAGGAGTGTAACCGTATTGCGGGCAAAGCGGGAGATGGACTTGGTAATGATCATATCAACTTTTCCAGCTTGGCAGTCAGCAATCAGCCTTTGGAAGTCAGCACGATTTTCCTTAGTGCCTGTCATAGCCTCATCAGCATAAACGCCTACAAACTGCCATCCGTCCTCGCGTTGGATCAGGGCGTTGTAGTAGCTGACCTGCGCCGACAAGGAGTGGAGCATTGCATCTTTGCCGGACGACACACGAGCGTAGGCTGCGACCTTTTTCTTGCTTTCCAGCTTTGGCAGATAGTTGATTTGTGTTACAGTCTTTGGCATCATACCACCTCCTTTTCAGTGTCCATATTACCGTCAAAGGGGGTATTTATCCAGTCAATATCTCGATATAAACTGCCGAAATTGATACCATATCTTTCGCACATTTTTGTCTCAATTTTGGTGTATTCTTCGGCAGAAATCAGCCCTTTTGACCGCATCAGCCGAGCCTGCGCCATTGCCGACTTATAGCCCAACAGAGCTTCAAAAATCTTACTGTCCATCACGCACACCCCTTTCTCTGTAGCATTCCTGGGAGCAGTATTTTCGGTTTGCACCACTGTAATCCGCGAAAGGCTTTCCGCACGTAAGGCAGATGTGCGGAATAATTTTTGTGCTGACACGCTCCCTACGATGTTTGTTCCACCAGGTCTGTTTGCAATGGTCGGAACAGAAGAGCCGAGGTCTTGCGCCTGGGGTGTTGGTAAGTTCACCACCGCAGTTCTTGCAGACTGGCTTGCTTGGTGTACGGTCGCCCATCAAACCAATCTTTCGGCAATAGGTCTTTATGGTACTTTGTGGGATGCCCAGGGCATCGGAAATGGCTGCGTAGGTGGCGTGCTGCTGGCGCATGGCCACGATCTGCTTTTTCTGTAAATCCGTCATAGCGGGTCCTCCTTCTGAGGAGGTCTCTCCTCAGTGCCAAATGGAAACGAAGGAGCCGTTTCGGAAAAAAGCACGGCAACTTTTTGCAAAAAAATAAAGCCCATCGCTCCGCAGATGGAACGATGGGCTTTGTGCTTAGTTGGGGATTTTAAGTTTCCAACCGCTGTAGATAACATTAGAGTTAAGTCCGTTGAGAGCCTTAATTTCAGGATAACGGGAGCCATTTCCAAGATACTTCTGGGCGATATCCCAGAGAGTGTCACCCTTGACCACAGTATGGACCCGATAAGTCTCCTCAACAGGGTAGATGGCGACACCGTCATTCGTGAAAACGAAGGTGCCGGGGTGCTTGTCCGCAGCCGCCTTTGCATTCTTCAGAACACGGTAAGCGCCAACCTGGGACTTGCTGTCCTTCCATGCCTTGCGGACGCGGTAATAGCCGGTGGTCAGCTTTTCGGGGTATTCAACGGCAGCATAACGGTCATAGTAGGTCTGACCGTAAGTTGTCCGTTTTGCCTGGACAGTCTCTCCCTGGTCGGCAGGACGCTCGTACTTTGTCAGCACAGCCGTGGATGCCTCTTCAACGGAAGCAGCCGCTTTCAGAGTTGCGAGAACACTCTTGTAGCTTTCGGTCAGTTCCTTCCAAATGAAATCGAGCTGCAGATCAAGGTCACCAATGGATTTACCCTGGGACTTGGCAAAGTCCAAGAGAGCCTGTTTGCGAGACCAGTATGTCCATTGTGCCAGACCGTATCCAGCAGAATCCTTCACGAAATTATCATAGGAGCCGTTATCCACTGCCACCGTATAGGTATCATCGGTGTAACCCAGCTTCTTTTCGTAAGTATTCTGCAAATTGGTAGGCTTGAGGCTGGACTCTGCGAACAGATTACCCATCAAGCCTGCGGTGCCATAGGCGTTTCCGATCTTCCCGTACAGATAATCCCAGATGGTTTTTTCTGCGGAATTGGTGATCGCGGGCTTCTCAGCAGGAGCGGTATCCGTTCCGGCATTGATCAATGCCTTTACATCGGCACGGAAGGTGTCCATGCTCTTGCCGTGCTTCGGGAACCAGTGCATAACATCGCCGTGGTTGGATGCGATGCCTTGCTTGTAACCTTCGGAGTGGCAGATGATACTCTGCTCGTTCAGACCATACAGCTTGCAGAGGTAGGCGCAAAGTTCAACGGCCTCCCGATACACCTTGCCGAAGTAGGTTGCATCAGTGAGGCCGTCCTCGCAGATTTCAAAGCCAACATGGGTGTTGTTTGCAGAGCCGCCAGCGTGCCAACCCCGGTGATCCCAAGGGAGAGTTTGGTACGTGGCGATAGTGCCGTCCTTCAGCTTGCCGATGAAGCCGTGGACGCAGACCTCTCTGCCGCCGGGATGATAGGTGTTCCAATGATTGCCGTACTGGTTCTCACCGAGCAGACCATCATCGGGACCGACATAGCGTTTGAGATTGGGGTTGTTGGCACCGGTGGAATGAACCATGATACCTTTAATGGTGATTTTGCGACCTGCCTTATAGCAGGCATTTTCGGTCAGAAGCAACTTATGCAGATTCATTGTCTGTCACCTCCTTCTTGGTGGTAGAGCCAGCGGAGAGCTGCTTGACCACCTGGTTGGTGCCAGTTGCAGACAGACCGCTTGCAGCGCCGAGAACGATGGCAACGAGGATGTTCTCCGTACCCATTGTGCCGGGAACAAAGTAGAACGCCACCACACCGCAGATGCCGCCCAGAACGCAGGCGATCAGCGGAATGAAACGCTTGAACTTCTCGTCACCGCCCATCGCGGTTTTGGCAATGTCGATGATGGTGTACACGATGGCAGCCAGTGCGGGGATTACGGTAATGTCAGTCATAATAAATTCCTCCTTTTATTTGTGGGCTTGCTTGTTGATGTGCTTCTCGATTTGATTGATGGCTTCTGTCACGGGGCCATTACAGCCTTGCTCTTTCAAGCCTTGCAGACAGGCAAGCACACCGTAAACCAACACGGTCTGCTCTTCCTTAATGGCCTTGATATCCTTGTCTTGCTTTTCCTGCTTCAGAAACCATTTGTGGACGGCAAAGATCGCTCCGAACACAACGCCCAGAGCGGTAATCGTTGCCGCCAGTGCTGTTAGATCCATAGCCGTTTCCTCCTGAAATTCATATTTTTATATGAAAATAGGCACCCTTGCGGATGCCCAAATTCCTTATGTGAGCCATGTCGGTTTCTCCGGCACGACCATTGTTTCCGTGACATTGAGCCACGCTTTATACCATTGGCGCAGTTCCAGCAGTTGGGTGATAGATACACCCTCGTACCAAAGCTGACCGCGATTGATAACAGAAAAGCACTCCTTTTCCCGGCGCAGTCGGAACTCATCCCTCTTTGCCTCGGTCAGAAGTGCTTCGCTGTGTTCGTTGTCAAAGGCTGCAGTACCATCGCACACCTTGTATGCGGCGAAATGCTCCTCAAAGTGGGCAATGTCCTCTGGGGTTGGTAGTTCGATGCCATCTACCAAATCACCCACTATGGCGTAACTGATAATGAAGCCCTTTTCATCCAATAACGCTTTCATAAGCCCTCCTTAGTTCACACCAAACACTCTCAAAATTTGCCCTGAACCGCTACGGCCTTTATAGGCCAAGGTGACTGTACTGCTGGAATATGAGAGATTAAAGGTGTAATAGTTGGTTTCGTCCGCAAGCTGGTATGTGGTTGCTGTGGTTGTCAGCTGCCCCTTGGGAATAAAGAGACTGACACGAGCAGAAGTGGAGTTCGGTTGACCGACAATTACATACGCCTTATAGGAGCCGTAATTGAAGGTCGTACTTCCAGTGGTCAGCGTTCCACTGTAAAGCGAAGTGCAGGTGATACCAAGGTTCGTCCGAGCTGCCGCCGCTGTGGTCGCCCCAGTGCCTCCGTAGCTAAGAGCCAAGGCAGTTTCCAAGGTGATTTCCTCAAAGTCCTGCCGCTCATAGGCAAGGTAAGCGGCATAGCTGTTGGCGGCAACAGTGGTGCTGGTGGATGCCACGCTGGAGGATAGCTTCGTCAGGCCATAGTAAGTTGTGGTGGCCGTGGACTTACTAATCAGTTCCCAGTACGAACCGTTGTAGACGAACATTACAACCTCACCACTGCGCCACATATAGGTACTTGCCGCCGTAGAGCCATACTGCTTGATGGCAATGGCTCCCGTGCCGTTCACATTCAGCGTTGGGGATGCACCTGTATTGTAGTAGGTGAACTTCACTGCAATGGTAGCGCCAGTCTCCAATACAAAGTCGGAGCAAGTGACCACCTTTGCGACCGTTGCCGCTGCGGTGGCACAGGTGCCGTAGTAGAACGGTGGGTTGCCAAAATCGTAATCGATGCTGTCTGGGGTTAGGGTTCCCTCAATACGAACATTGCCCTCAAAATGGCCATCACCCACTACGTGAAGTGCGGAATCCGGGGTTGGAGTGTTGATGCCCACCATCTTCTTTCGCAGAGCCACCAGGGGCGTACCCTGTGGAACGGTGAAATACAGACTGGTAGCCGACAGCGTATTTAGCTGATCTCGGATATAAACATGGAAGTCATAGGACGAGTTAGCGTCCAGACTGCACAGTTCCAAATTGGAATAGGAGAAACTGGTGCCGCTTTGGGTAACATCTGTGGTGATGTAGGTATAGGACCCATAGCTGTCCTCACTGGTCAGCTTGTAACGATAGGCTACATACAATAGACTGTTTTTCTGCGTTCCATCAACAGTAATGGGTGAAATACTGCCGTTGAAAACGAGCTGCATTTCAGCTTCAATATCGTTGGTTCGTCGAAGCGAGATGGATGACACCTTGGGCTTTGCATACGGGATTACTGTGATCTGCTGGGTACTGCTGACGGTATAACCACGGGAGTCCGTAGCCGTGACCATTACATCCAAAGTGCCGGATTTGGCAATGCCATAAAGGTTCAGAGTCGCTCCTGTTGTATTGGAATAAGTAACGCCATTACAGGTAGCGGCGTACTTGACAATGGACGCGCCATTCTTCGCTGTAGCAACACCGGGTGTTACATACAGGTAGGAATAGGTCTGTATGAACAACTGGTCATTGCCGGTTATGGCAGAGGTTGTGCTTCTGCTGTCCTTGTAGGTAAAAGCAGTCATGGTGGGTGCAGAATTTGCCTCGGTGGTCTGCACCGTGCAGGTACAGGACGAAGTATCGCCGATTTGCGTTGTTCCGCTCTTGGTAACCACCTTGATGGTTGCCGTGAAGGACTTGATGCTTGCCATCGCTTCCAACAGGTCGGCTCGTTCCGTCTGGGAAAGCGTAATGGTGCGGTCGGCTGTTCCTGCAGTCCAGGTTCTTGCCGACAACGCCACATACTCAGTTGATCCGTTGCAAATGGACAGATAGTAGGAATAGGACGCATCGTAGACAGTAACATTGGGCTTGAAAGTGACCGTAGCCGCATCCGCTGTTATGGTCGGACAGCTATTAATCTTCGCACCGCCCAGGGTGGTCACACTGATTGAACTTGTCTCACCATAGACTTGGTTACTCTTTTTTCTGACCATACCACGGACAGCATAGGTGGTATTGGGGTCCAGCCCGGTAATCGTTGTACTGGCGGATGTTCCTGCCGTACTTGAAAAGAGCGTACTCGTTGCGCCGTCGTCAAGGCTGTAATAAAAACGGTCAGCCGTTGCGGAGGATGTGACAGAAATTTTGAAGCCATCTGCGGCGATATTTGAGATAGCAGCGGTCACCGTAGGCGCTGTTCTGTCAATGGCATCCAGATCAATGGTGGTGGATGCAGTAATGGATGTAATGGAAGTGCCTGAATAGGTACCGGAGAACCGCCAGTACGCAGATAGAGCCACACCCGTTTTGGTGCCGTTGGAGTCGTGATTCACCCGCACCGTATAGGTCTTCAGCAGGGTCAGATCATAGTCTGCTGTACTATCGCTGATAGCCGGAGCCGTATAGGTTTCGGACACACCATTGATGGAAACGGTGGAGTCGGAACGGGAGCCAACAGACAGCGTGTAGTATTTCAGATAGACATTGAGGGTCACATCCGAGTAGTTGCCCGTCACGCTTTGGGTGGCTGACCAGGTGCAGTACAGACCAAAATTATCTACGGGATATTTGTAAAAAGAACCGCTTAGTGCCATATCCGCACCTCCTCTTAGTCAAGAATTACGATGTTCAGTCCTTCCGAGGCGGTCGGCATCGGAACGAACTTGGTTTTGCCTACGGTCAACTCGCCATCAACCGTGGTCTTTTTTGTAACAGTTTCATCCTTATTCAGGGTGAAAATTTTCTCCTCGTTGTAGTAGCCGGAGAACTCGGTGTTGTTGATGACCGTCCGCTGGGCAGAGTCTGCATTGGACACCTCGATGCCCCGGCGGTCGATTTTTACTTCGGTGGTATAGATTTCGTTGGGTGCAGGAGTCCATTTGTGGATTGTGCTACCCTCCGCCAGAACAATGTCCGAAACATACAAGTCTGCCAGGCGGTTATAAGCAGTAATGGTAATGGTGCCATCCTGCACATCAGGGATGACTGCGTCGTACTCCGTCCACCCAAAGGTGACGGTGGTGTTGAACAGATCCACGTACTTGGAGCCGTTATAGGTTACTCGGAAATAGGAAGTGTAGCTTGCCCCGGTTTTCTTGGCTCGGATTGATACAGCATAGGTGCCGGGGACAACACCTGTAACGACCTGCGTTAAGGTCGAGGTATCGCCCAGAACGAATGCGGAATCCGAGGAGGTGTTGCTTTGCACATCCGTAGAAGAGTCTGTAGACACCGTACCGGAGGTCGTCCAGTCATCGGTAATACCGTTCAGTCCGGCAGAATTTTTGATGTAATTGATGCCGCCCGCAAACTGCTCCTGCATGGTAAGAGACAGCCCGTCCACGGTGTGTTCCAGTTCCGAAACCTTGCTCTGCATCTCAAGCACCGTTTCTTTTTCCACGCCCATATCCGTTTCCAGGGTCTCAACTGTTTCTGTCAGCGTACCGACATAGGAGTTCAGACCGTCAACGCTGCTCTGAAACTCACCGAATTTGGTGGTGTGGGTGGACACGGTCTCCCGGAGCTTGTCGAGATCATTCTCCAAGACCCAACCCTGTCCATCCCACACCATTGTTTCCGGGGGTACAGTAGCGGTGTTGACCCACAGCATACCCAGATAAGGGTTCTCCGGCGGCGTGTCGGATGTGATGACATCATTGATACGAGTAATGGTGTACTGTGCGACAGCCGTCATGGAAATCACCCCTTTACAGGCTTACAACGACCATAAAGGTTGCCTTGGTGTCCACATCGGTGTTGGACACGGACAGGGTCTTTCCGGTCTTGCTGCCAGAAGTACCCCAAGTGGTATCGATAGCACCATCCTTGTCATACTTCGTCCAGGTATAAGTACCGTTGCCCTCAGTATCGATTTCCATACCTGCCTGGTAAACAACTGCGGTCAAAACTGTGGAACCCTCGCCGTTCTTGAACACGTCACCACCCGTGGAGGTAACCACCACCTGGATGGGGTCGGAGTTATCGATGAAGGTCGCCACATCCGTAAAATCGGAATTGTAAGTCGCAGAAGTGGAATCGGAGTCGGTAGCTACGCAGCGGAACACTGCATAACTATCAACGGCTGAAGCATAGACGGTGATGGTTGCCGTGGTGGTGCCAGTGTACATACCCGTGGTATCGGACAGCTTTCGCCAGCCGGTGCCAAAGTCGGCATCGTAGCCGGAGGATGTGGTAGCGGTGACTGTGGAGTCCATAATTGCCCACTTGTAGGTCACTTTGGTGGTATCCACAGTAGAACCGCGCCACAGTTCCGCAACAGCGGTCAAGGTGGCAACCTCGCTGTTCTTGAACACATTACCCAAAGGAGTGCTGACAAGCAGATCGGTAATGCCGGAACCGTTGACTACTCGGCTGAAGGAAATGGTCAGCGGATGCGTAATGGACAACCCAGTGGAGTCATCCTTGTAGGTAATGACGCAGCGGTAATCGATGCCGGGCAGACCCGCCATCACATTGTCCTTGATGGTAAGGATATGACTCTTGGTGCCACTGAGTGCATAGGCGCCGGAGGTGGTAATCGCTGTGGTGGAACTGCCGATGTACCACTTAACAGAGGTCACCTGGGAGGAAGTGATCTGATCGGTGGTGGTGCCAATGACATACAGGCTGGGAGTCAGAACCAGGTTGGTATCCGACCAGTCGGGCGTGTAGGTGTTGTTGTCCGGGTTATACATCTGCGTCTTGGCAAGACTGGAACCGATGTACCCGGTAAGGGTTAGGGCGTCATTGTAGTCAATGATCGTAAACTGACCTTGTGCTTTGCTCATAGAAAAAACTCCTATTCTCAGCCTAAAAGACTGTTTCTTGTAGTGGTATCGATGAGGTCGCAGAAGAAGGTCGCCCTTACCTTGACATCATCGGAGGTAATATCGATGGATTTTGTGCCGCCTGCGTGGTCTGCGTTCCAAACGACATCGGCGGCAGTATCGTCCGAAACACGGGTCCAAATGAACTGGTTAGGGTCGAGAGTGTCGGTCACATTCTCGTCCCAGGAGAAAACCGTGGCATACAGTGTGGTGTTGATAACGCCGTTTTTGAAGATGTTTCCGTTTGAAGAGGAAATGACCATGCGGTACATTTTCTGTTCTTCAATGGTGGCAACCCGGTCTGAAACAGAGTCAACGCTCTCAGTGGTCGCATAAGCGCGTAGAACGACTTCACCAGTTTCCAAGTCCCAATAGGATGAGCCGTCCTGGGATTGCAGGACACCTGCCTTGATGATGTTTGCCACCAGGGTGCCGGAGGTAATGAAGTCGGCAACGATCTGACCGTCAGCGGTGATTGCGGTTTCATAGGGTCCGTTGTAGCCGTTGCTGCTGAAACCCAAGCCGCCCACATTCCAGCGCCACACATTGACCGCTTCTTCAACGGACGGCGCGTCCAGGATCAGCAGTTCATAAGGCTGCCCGGTGTCCGTTGCTGTATGGATGACCACATAGCCACCCGTCTGCCCGGTGATCAGCCCCGTGGCATTCTTGATAGCGGTGTTCATCAATACCGGGAAACGGTCAACCTTTTCAGTGGCTTCAGCGGCGGCTGCCTCTGCCGAGGACACATTGTTCAGCAGATTGGCTTTTGCCGAACCAAGGGTGATGGACACATACTTTTCTGCCAGGGTGTCATAGATCGTGGTGATGACCTTCGCCTTGGCGGTGATGCCCAGGCCGCTGTGCCGGATGGTGACGGTGTCGCACAAAGAAACACGCTCCAGTACAGCGGCATAATCCGGCTGTTTCCAGAGCGGTTCAAAAGCAACGGTCAGCGTCGGCACGGCAGTTCCGAGCGGGTTGTTTTTGAGGTAGTTATTGGCATAGGCGCGGAGTCCGTCCTCAGTCGGCGGGTTTTCATCATCGAAATAGGAAGTAAAGTCCCGGATGAGGGTTTTCCGCTGCACCAGGGCGGTATCCGATATGGGCAGAAGCACCTCCGGCAGCGTGAGTGCCGTTTCTGTGCCGTCCGCTGCCGTCACAATGGCGTATGGCAGAAGGTCGGTATAGACATCGGTGTTTTCATTGTCATGCTCCAAATCCGTGAGGTTCTTTCCGTATTCGATCACAACACCCGTATGCTGACCGCGTCCCTGGTGGTGGATGACCTTGAAGTTGTCCCACTCGTACTCGCCACCCCACAAATCCAGGAAAGACCCCGCCACACCACCCAAACAGGCTCGAACACTCTGGGGCTTTGCCACCGAGAATGCTTTTGCCGAGGAATAGTCGGTCTGACAGGTAAAGTTGTGGGCTGTGGCGGTATTGGTGAACACCTTCTCCATCGCCAAGGGCGCGGAGATTTGGGTATCCGACCATTGCAGCGCAGCCACATTGGAAAGGTCATAGCTGATATGCTGGGCATAGACCGTGACCTCTCCGTTTATTGGTGTGGAAATGCGATAAATGCGGAAAGCCTGGTCGGTGGCAGTATCGTTGGGCTTTGCCTTGACGATCCGCTCCGTAGCCAGGTCTTTATACATAGGTCCCGAAATGGGATATTTGAAAACACATTCATAGGCGCCATTACGTTCCTCTGTAACCTCGCAAGAGGTGCATTCCTTTAGAACACCGATGCCGAATGTGGTAAAGTTGGTGGCATTCGCTTTATACAGTACCGGAATCATATCGAACACCACCTCGGAAGAACTGCCACCGCCGTAATGTCCCCGGTGAAGGTGAAGATGTTATCACCCGGATATAACAGCGGGAAACCATCTCCCGAAACGGTGTCGTTCTTAGATTCTGTTCCGCAGTAGCAGAGCATCTGATCGGAATCAATAGTAAGACCATCCACATCCGAAAGCGTCCATGTTGCATTGGAATCAGCCGACTGGATGGTCAGCGTACCCGCACCGCTCCCGGTAAAGGTCATTATAGGCTTGCTGACAAAGGAGTACGGATTCGTGATTATACCGCCGTTTGCGACCATAACACTCTGCTGACCTTCCGCAGAATATCGGAAAGGCTGGCAGGAAAAGCTGATGGTAAAGATACCTATTCGATTCATTTGATCCTCGATGTCCAGCTTTCCTGCGAACACAGCCTTACGGGTGAACTCTGTATCGTAGGTGTCGGACAGTTCGTGGTAAGCATTCAGCCCAGAATAGAGCCAGCCCTTTACCGCCGTAATTTTCTGCGACAGCTCGGAGATGGTCTTTGCAGGAATGAACACGGAATAGGTCACCTGTACATTGGGGAAACGACCGCTACCGGAAATGAGGTCACCATCTCTGCCGGGAATGGAGAGAAAGTCCACCTCAAATTCCGGTGCGGAAAAGACATTCTTGCTTTCGATGCGAATGCCCATATCACAGGAGCGGATACCCTTATACACAAAATAATTCACGCAAAAACCACTCCTTTCCGTTTCGCAAACTGTCCTGCGGTGACCATGATTTCATTGGTCAGCTGATGGATATCTTCATTGGTATAGTTGTTGAAGTTGGTAATGTTCAGCACCAGCTGTAGACCGCTGACCTTTGCAGAGTCTACGATACCACCGCTAACGGTGCCGTGGACATTACCATCCACATTGAAGTCGGTAGGCAGAGCGGTCTCCATATCCTTGGCAAGTCCGTGCATCACATCGTTGATATCAGAACTCATACCCTCGGCAGCTTTGACCGCGTCCTTGCCGTTATCCTTAATGGACCCGGCAAGACCCTCTACGAGCATTTCACCAATCCAAGCCATCTCATCCGAAGGCGAATGGATACCGAAGAAGTCGCAGATGCCGTCCCAGATAGAAGAAATCCACCCGGACACCTTGTTCCAAAGCCAGGATGCCAAGGACTGGATACCTTCCCACAGACCCTTGACCAGGTTCTTACCCACATCGGCAAGCTGGGATACACCCTTGCCCAGGGCGTTGACGATACCCGTAATAATCTGCGGAACGGCCTTGACGATTTCCACGATGATGGTCGGCAGGTTTTTGATGAGCGAAGTCAGAAGATCAATACCGGCCTGCACGATCAGAGGAATGTTGTTGATGACCGCATTAACGATACCCGTGATGATATCCGGGATGGCATTGACAATCGTGGTAATAATCTGCGGTAGCGCCTTTACCAAAGAAATCAGCAGGTCGATACCTGCCTGGATGATTTGGGGAATGGCACTAAGGACAGCCTCGATGATACCGCTGATGATTTGCGGGATAGCCTCCACAATAGCAGTAATGATTTCGGGCAGAGCCGCCACCAAAGAGGTCAGCAGCTGAATGCCCGTTTCAATGATCTGCGGAATGGCATCAAGAATAAAATTGATGATGCTCAAGATGATTTCCGGCAGCGCCGCAATCAGCACAGGGATGGCGGCAAGCAGACCATCTGCAAGACCCGTAATAAGCTGAAGGGCTGCGTCCAAAATCATCGGAAGGCTGTCGATCAGACTCTGCACAATGGTAATGACCGCTTGTACCGCCGTGGGAATCAGCGTAGGCAGAGCCGTGGCAATGCCCTGAACCAGGGACATCACGATCTGAATTGCGGCTTCCACCAATAGAGGCAGATTCTCAATCAGCGTATTAACAATGGTCAGAACTGCTTCAATGACCACCGGGATTAGTTCCGGCAGTAGGGTCAGCAGCGTGTTCAGCACCTGGCTGAACAGGTCAACGATGGTTTCCAGAAGTGTGGGCAGCAGTTCCACCACCGTTTCCAACAGAGCGTTCAGCGCCGTTGGGAGCGCCGAGATGATGTTTTCAATGATAGGAGTAATGTTGGTCAGTACATCCTGGAAGGCATCCACCACATTGGCACAGAGCTGCTCAATGTCAGCATCCGCATTACCGAAGCCCACGATAAGGTTATCAATCGCAGCCTTCATGGAGTTCATAGAACCCTCGATGGTATGCTCGGCTTCGGCAGCGGTGGCACCGGCAACACCCATACTCTCTTGGATGACGTGGATTGCCTCGACCACATCTGCGTAGGAACTGATGTCGTACTCGATGCCGGAAATGGCCTGGGCATCGGCAAGCAACCGCTCCATTTCGGTCTTGGTACCGCCGTAGCCCAGCTTGAGGTTATCCAACATCGTATAATTTTGCTTTGCAAAGCCCTGGTATGCGTTTTGGATGAGTCCGATGTCCGTACCCATCTTATTGGCGTTGTCCGCCATGTCGGTGATAGCCATATCCGCATACTTCACAGCAGCCTCGGTGTCACCGCCCAGGGACTGGATCAGCGATGCGGAGAAGGATGTGACCGTGGACATATAGTCGTTGGCAGACATACCGGCGGTTTTATATGCGTTACTTGCATACTCCTGCATCATGGCAGAAGAGTCTTTGAACAGGGTGTCGATACCACCGACCAACTGCTCATACTCGCCGTATGCCTCGACCACGGCCTTGCCAAGGGAAACAGCGGCGGCTGCGGCGGCAGCAACCACTGCACCCATAGCCATACCGACTGTTTTCAGAGTGCCGCCCAACTTGGAGAACTTACCCTCACTGTCATCGGCGGCATCTCCGGCATCATCCAGTTCCTCTTCCAGGTCATCTGCGGAATCGCCGGTGTCATCCATTTCCTTGCCCAGGGCATCCATAGCGGATTCATTGTCAGCCAGTTCACGCTCCATGCCGTTGAGGGCGGCTTGGGCGTTGTTCAACTGAATCTGCCATGCCTGGGTTCGGCGGTCGTTCTCACCAAAGGACTCGGCGGCATTGGCGAGTGCCTGTTTCAGCATCTCTACCTTTTTTCTTTGGGCTTCGACCTGATCGGTCAGAACCCGGTGCCTTGCGGCGAGGGCTTCGGCAGAACTATCATTCTTGCTGAATTGGGACTCGACCAGTTTCATTTCTGAGCCGAGAACTTTGAAGGACTGGTTGATTTCCGTCAGAGCCTTCTTGAATTCCTTTTCACCCTCAAGACCGATTTTTAAGCCAAAATCATCTGCCATATCACCACCGCCTTTCCTTTAGATTCCGTCCGGGATGATATCGTCGATGAAATGCTCCCGTTTCGGTTTTGCGATACCGTTGTATTGCTTATGGCACTCCCAGAGGTCGAGGAGCAAGCCAAACGGCATCAGCCAAACCTCATCCCATGACAGGTGAAGCTGACCGATGCCGTAATAAAGAAGTCGAGTAAATAACTCTTCGTCACTTACTCGACCGCTGCGTTTTTTGCGTCTGCCTCGCTTTCGATGTTGCGCTTGGTACCCTTGAGCAAGGCATCCATAATGGCAGTTTTATAGGTTGCGAGATCTGCGGGGACCGTGAGCAGTTCCACCATCTCCTCGGTGAGCAGTTCGCGCTTATTATCCTTGTTTTTGAGATTGTGAACCAGGATGGACTGGTTTGCCAGGAGGGTGATGAGCCATACGATCTCACCGATGGCCATCTCAAAATTCTCGGATTTCATAAGGTGGTCACCCAGGTTTTCCAGACCGCCGTAACGACCGGCGATTTCCTTGGTAGCCTTGGTGGAGAGCAGCAAGGTGTATTCCTCACCGCCGATGTTGATTACAGAAGCACGATCTTCATACATAACAGTAGTCCTCCTTATTCAGCGGTCTGTGCAGTATAAGTAGGCTCGTACACCTGCTTATACCAGTTGGTGATGGTGTCGGCGGTCACAGCGGTGTCACCCTCGGTAGCCTCTGCCTTCCAGGGATGCTTGCCCTTGGCATCCACCTTATTACGACGCAGGATCGTGCCTTCAATGGTGGGAGTGCTGAAAGTGATGCTGTCACCCTTGGTGGCAAGCGCCGTAGCGGGAATACCGAACTTCACACGGTACAGCCAAAAATACTTGTACTTGCCGTTGGATTTCTTGGCACGGAAGCCTACTGCAACGGGAGTGCCGTTATCCTCGGCGGCAGAAACCACAACACCGTTATTGTCGATGGTCGCCCCGGTAAGATCGGATGCGGCTGCTCCACCGATTTCATCCACACCCAGGGAGAGGGTGCCGGACTTAAATTCCTTCACGATTTCGGCAGCGCCGTCATCGGCATAAAGCGTAGCCTCTGCCAGTTCCACGGAGAGGTCGGCGGTCATCGCCTTTGCCAACTGCACCGGGGTGGCATAGCTTTCATTGCCTTCATCGTCCTCGGTGATCTTGGCGTAGTACAGTTTATCAAGACCAATCGTAGCCATTGATTATTCCTCCATTTCGTAGTATTGGGCTACATCCACAGCATAGTGGTGGTAGCCTGTATCATTTTCATAACCGATGTATCTGCGGTCAGTTATGGTAAGTTCCGCAGCCAGGAGTGCTTTCACGATGGCATTTTTATCTTTCGTGTAGCTGCCCTGGGCATATAATGAAATACGAGCTTCCTGCACATCACAGCCGGGAGCGTTGTCTGCGTGGAGGTCGAAGCTGTCCGCAAGAGGCACCACCACGATATATTTCGCAGGGGCTTTGTCTGTGAACACGCCTGTTTCGATGGGGATACCCAAGTTGGAAAGCGCCGACTGGATATCCGCAAGTACACTCATATCTTTTTGACCTCCTCTTCAAATTTCCGCTGCATGGCTGACTGGCACTCCTTCTTGGAAGCATTTTTGGCAGGTTTCAGAAAGGGCTTTGCAGGCTGACCGTGCTTTCCATATTCCAGGATATTTGCCAGCTTTGCGTTGCTCGTTCCGTCACGGCGGGGTTCAGCAAAACCTAACTTGATGTTGTGATTACCGTTTTTGTCTGCCTTTACAGGCGACAGACCCAACGATGCTTCCAACTCACCAGTAGAGCGGGACTCGTATTTCGTGCCGGAGCCCACAACGGAGGATAAGGTGGCACGGGTCTTCTGCAAGACCACATCACCACCTGCCTCAAGGACGGACTCGGCAACAGTATCGAAGTTGCTGCCCAGACGGGACATTTTCAGCAGAAATTCCTCCGGCATTTTGATGTCAACCTTTGCCATTGGTCGCCACCACCTTTTTTGCCAGAACTTCCACATACATTCCACGGCCTTTCACGTCCTCTACGGAGGTGATGTCGAAAGTCTCACCGCCAGTCATAATGACGTGGTCGGTGGTGATGGTCAGACCAGGGATGGTGCGGAAACGGAACAGATCTGTGGCCTCAGAAAAGACGGCAAGATTTGCCCATCTCTGGGAACCGTGCCGTCCTTCCCGATAAGCCCGTACCGATGCGACTGCGTCATAGGTTGTAGTTGCAAACCCTTCTGCATCCTTGCTCTTTTTCAGAACAACGATGTCGATGAAGGTGTCCATTTTTCCGAAACTCATGTCACACCTTCCATTCCCGGTCGAGCCGTAACAGAAGATTGACCGTGTTCCAGACCTGCTGTCCGGCTTGCACATTGTCGGCAAAGAAACCGCCTGTGGAGCCGTCACGGGACTCATAAAAATGCGATGCCAGCATAATCACGGCCTGTTCCGTGGTCGCGGGCATCGCATTCTCAGAGTAGTAACCTGCAGGAATATGCTGGTAACTTTCAGCGTATGAAACGGCGGCAGTGATGAAGCGTTCAATCAGCCCATCATCTGCCGAGTGTTCCAGAATCAGATTCTCTTTGACTTTGGTCAGAAGTTCGCTCATCACTGCCACCTCCCATCACTTAAGATGCGGACTTCATCTGAAGCACCTTCATGGCTTCAGACAGTACCAGCTTGGCATCCACACGCTTGGTAGCCAGGAAACCAATCTGACCGGTATCAGCATAACGCTCGTTGAGGCGCTTGAAGGTCACGCCCTGGCGGTCACCGATCCAGTAGAAGCTGAAATCACCGAAGAGGACAGGCTTGCTGCCAGCGGCGATTTCGGGCATGAAGGGAGAAGTGAATACAGGCTTGCCGAGCAGAGTCTCGTGGTCGCCCTCATGAAGCGCCTTCTGCCACAGGAACTGACCATCGGAGCCCTTCAGCTTACGGATGGCAGCCATAGTGGAGTCATTGAACACCCAAATGGCGTTCTCGCGGTAAGGAGCCTCCAGGCTGTAGAACAGGGAGATGATTTCTTCCGCAGTGATAGCGGTAGCGGATGCAGCGGTCACACCGATATCGGCACCGCCGTCATCAGCCAGGATGCCCAGGGGCTTGGATGCGCCGTCACCGTTGAAGAAGGCATCCTCTTCCTTGTTGCCGATACGACGGGCGAACTCAGCGGAGAAGTAACCTTCCAGGTCAAAAGCGGCATCGTTCAGAAGTTCCTCAGAAACCTTGATGATGGTACCGACCTTGTGGGCACCGATGGTCTGCTGACCAAAGGTATCGTCACCTTCGGGAATAGCACCCTCCTCGTCAATCCAGGAAGCGGTACCCTTGGTGGTGACCACAGGAATCTTGTGGCTGCCGGAGTTGGTCTGGAACACATATGCGTGTTCACGGACGATACGCTTCTTGCCCAGGGACTGTACCAGGGCTTTCTCAAACTCATCGGGAACCAGGTAGCCACCTTCAGAGTCGACACCGACCTTCAGAGAGTTGCGGACCTCGTAGGAAATGCCATCGCGGGTACGGGTGGCATTCCAGAAGGCCTCCTTGTACGCATCGGCAGCGATGCCGGTCTTGGTGTCCACCTTGGCAGTTGC